CGACAGATACATTACCATTGTCTCCCCAAGCACCGTCGCCCCAACCGTCTTTACCCCATACAGCGCCAAGATATACAGTTTTATCTGCCACTGTTCAGCCTTACGCGATACGAATAATCGCAGTAGAAGCACCCGCAGCAGGGAACTGAATAGTAAAATCGCCAGTGCTAACAGTTTGGTCGCCACTAAAACTTAACACCGCACAAGCAGAATTAGAGTTGTTAGAGTTGTAAATCATCGCTCCACACGTAGTGAAAGAAGCACTAGACCAAGTAGTGTCGTTAAAATCACAAACAGCCGTGGTGCTAGAAGCAACTGGAGTTACGTTAGTAAGAGTATTGCCACCTGCGCTGTAACCTGAACCACTTGTCTCATCAGAATTACCTGTAATGTCAGAGTAGTTAGTGCTTGCAGCGCCATAGGTTCCTGAACCTGATGATACTGATTTAAGCAGTGCAATCTTCAAAGTATCCGCACCGTTTTGTAAATCGTGTAGCCCTTTAAGTAATTCTACTTTAAAACTTGTGGGCATCGCTGTTGCTATCGTTATTGCCATGTTATGTCTCCAATAGTTTTACAAGTTCCGAATGCCCAGCATCGCGGAATTGGTTTGCCAAAGTTGTGCGGTCTGAACGAATAGCTTGTTTCATATACTCAATCAGCACCCCACGGATTTGATTTTTAAAAGCTTCTGCCTGCTCTACAATTAAAGGATGGCTATTGCCTCCCACATAAATTATTTTATCTAACGCTTGTTCAGCTAACTCCTCTACAGTAAACCCACGTTTAGATACAGTAGTAACCTTTACATTACCTATTTCTGCAATACTTTCAGAGCTTATCATGGACCCGGACTCTCTGATTTAATGGGTATGCGTATCATGCCATCACGATACTCATCTCTACGACGACGACCCTGTTGTTCAACTCCCAACCCCTGTATGGCCTCACTGTAACTTTGTTGAAAATACTGAAGCATGTCTACAGGTCCTTTGGTATAGCTATATGCTTGGATTAGCGTGGCGTATAAAAGTGCTTCAGGGGAGTTAGTGCTTATCCAAGTGGTTGTATTAGTAGAGGAAAGTTGGTCAGGTCTGTAAATATACCCTAATTGAACAGCATAGTTACTATCCGGCGTAGGCGCAATATAGAAGGTGTTTTCATCCCATACAGAATAATATTTTGGAACTGACTTACTGGTTGGGTTAGCCCAATATTCTTTCATAAAAGAAGTGTCTCTAAAATCTAAATAAACTCTCTCTGTTCCTACAGTTATAAACATATAACGATGCGTAAGAATATCAGAGGGAGAGGCTAAAAACCTATTGCCGTCGGTTAAAGTTCCTGAAGATTCTTTTTTAAAAACATCTAAATCAATGTCTCGTAAAATCTTATTCTCAGCCATTGTGATAAAAGTATCTATAACGGAGTTTGAAAAAACATTACTGTCTACTTCAGTATAGTTTCTTATATTTGTAACAAGCTCATCATAAGTCATTGTTTTTTAAGGCGTGTTTGCCTGTCCTCCCATCCCGCTATGAGCAGAACAATAATAGTATAAAGTAGGCGCTGAACTAGCGACTGTTATTTGCGTATATGCACCTGCGTTACCGGGAACTCCGTTAGTGCTAACTCCGGTGGTATATTCCGATCCTCCATTCCATGTACCATTAGGCGTAGTAGAGAACCGTAACGGGTGCGTTCCGTTTGTACCGTCTGATTGGTCAAACTTGTAAGTTAGTCCTTCTATTAGTTCTACTGTAGGACTCACCACGCCTCCCAAATAAAATTTATTACCCGTCCCATACGAGTTTGTACCTGTTGCAACTGTTACTATAAAAGTATTCGCTACTACTCCTGTTAAAGTTACTGTCCCTATTTCTCCAACTCCCTCCACAGCCTTTTGTAACGGAAAAGGCTGCATATTCGTGCCTCCATCCGCAGTTCCTATGCTTTGAAACGCTGAATCTGCTGGCGTTCCAACAAAAACAACAACAGGCTCTGTCCTATCTGGGCGAGGATCGCTTATTGCAATTGCGTCTCCTCTAAAATTTAAAGGTTCTATCTGAGGCTCTTTTGGTTCATAGTCATCGGGGCAGACCATAAACCCTTTCCAATTTTTTCGTAAGTCTAAATGCCTGTAGCGTTGACCACAATAGTCACAAATGCCATAAGAATACTTGCCTGTGGCTTGATTAGGCATTTTAATTTCCTAATTGAGGCACAAAATTTACACTAGCAGTATCCCTATCCTCTAATGCTGCTTTTTGAAAATCCTCTTCATAGTATTGTTTTAACAAAGTTACCCTGTCTGGAGCATACTTTAACGAAAGCATATATGCTAATCCTGAAGCAAGACACGGCAAAAACCTGAAGTTTACATCGCTAGTGTTTGTATACGCTCCAGCATCTTGTATTCTTCTAATCCTGTAATAAACAAAAGTGTATGCCTTGTCCGCAGTAGGGTATAGAAACACTGTAGGTGCGTTGTCTCTTTCAACATAGAACTGGGTAGGTCTTGCCTCTGTTAGTTTATTTGGTAAGTTAAGATATTCTTCTCGGCTGATCCTTTGCATACTAATATCTTGCTGGCTAGTCGTGCCAGCATCTTGCCGTATAACTGCTGAAAGAACATTCACTGTATCCGTGCCTAACGTAATGCTGCCATTTCCTTTAACTAGAGCACTTGTGGCCTCTTCTATTGTCCAAAGATTTAATCCTCGATTAGCCCAATCTAAAAACAATAGGTCTAAAGAACGACGCGCAGAAGACAGTTGATACCCCGCTGTCATTCTCATGCCGCAACGTTCAAAAGCCTCTTCTACAAGGTCGTCAATATCAAGATTAAAAGTTGTTGTTCCTGAAGTCGCCATTAGCTACACCGGGCATCAATTGCCTATAAAAATTGGTCCGTAATTGGTACATCTTTGTTACATCATATTCTTGAAAATATCTGTCGTAATATCCAAGGGGTCTTAATTTTTCAGCAGCTTTTTCTAATTTAGATAGCCGCTGCACAAATAACAAAGCGTACTGCACTTCTGTTTCGCCTTCAAAAGTTCCATCATCAATAAGTTCATTTGTTTCATCCTCTGGATGAAACCCCATCACCCAGAAATCTTTGTCTACAAATGCTCCATCTGCAATAGCCTCATTAAGGTTATCTACAAATTGATGAAACTCGTTTGGGTCCTCTACAAATTCTGTATCTACTACTATTACAAGCTCTTTTTTATCTTTCCAACCATTAAGAGTGGCGTAAAGAACTTGATAACTTTCCCTACTTGTTTCAAAAACTACGTCTACCTTGTTTTCTTTCCATGCCGCCTTTGCATAAGGACAAGGCGGCAAGTTATTAAAATCAGGGCTGCTGACCTCTAGCGCATATTTTGACCACTCTTTAATTTCTTTAACTATGTCGCTACGTTCAACGTTAGTGATCATCCCTTCCTTCTTTTAACAGGGCCGACCTTTTTAGCCATGCCACCGCCTCTCATTTTCTTAGCTTTAACAGGGCCGACCTTTTTAGCCATGCCACCGCCTCTCATTTTCTTAACTTTAACAGGGCCGACCTTTTTAGCCATGCCACCGCCTCTCATTTTCTTAACGCCTCTTCCTTTAAGTATATCGGCCTTTGTAACTTTTCCATCTCCAGTTAAATCTGGAAATTTACCTTTTTTATTAGCCATGCCTCCTTTTGCCATCATAACTTCAACTTTAGTTGAAGGACCTGACACTTTTTTGTTACGAGGCCCTGAAGAAACTGCGCCGCCACCTTTAGTAGCTATACCCATTCCACGTCCAGCCATTTTAATCACCTCACTCGTCTATGGCGTTTAACTTTTTTAGCAACCTTCTTAGGTTGCGACGAAAATTGTTTTCCTGCTTTTGTGTCTTTTCTCTTTTTTCGAGAAGTCGCAGCATATTCCTTTGAACTCAATGACTTAATAGCTTTCGCAGGAAGATATCTTTCTCCTGTTGCTTTTGGTCCTTGTGTGGACGGCTTACCACTTTTAGTTCTCCATTTTTGCTTTGTCCAAGACTTTAAAGACTTTTGGGATTTTTTAAGAGCCATTAGTCCCTATAACCCCCGCCTTTCGCCTTGTACTGTTTGGCCAACATCTGTGCTTTACGTGCAGACCATTGACCCGGTTTGCCTCCTTTTCCACTTGCTTTTATTCGATTAAACAACTGTTTACGCATAGAGGGCTTTGTGTAATTACCTGCTTTATTAACAGAAGATTTTTTAACTGATCCTCCTGTTGCCTTACGAACCACTCTTTTTTTAACTGTTGCTTTTTTCTTCATCTACATCTCCATCGTTTTCGCGCTTGGCGCAAACGACTATTTGGATCTTTTGCTGCTTTAGGAAACTTCTTCATTTGTCCTTCAGAACGGGCACAAAACGACTTTCGCCGCTTTGCGTCCTTGCTGCCTTTCTTCACTTTACCAGTAACGGCTGTCTTGAGTTTAGAACCGGGATTGTCCCTACGATATTTAGCCACACCCTTCTTGGTCATACCTGCACCAGATTTAGTCGGGCGCTTATGACCACCTTTAATGGTGTGGCCTTTCATAGTTCCCTTTTTCTTAACCGCCATTACTGCGGGTCTCCTCCTTCAAAGAAAAGGGTAACGCTTGTGACATTTGCATTTGCTACATCTATGTATATGCCATCTTGAAACAGAATACCCATATCAGGAATAAAAAGATCTTGAGCACCCACTGCTGCTGGAGTTACTACATTTAACAACGAACTGCCCGAACTTGTAGTACCATCCTTTAGATCAAAAGAAGAAGCTGTAGCAGTGTTTGTAAAGTAAACACCATATAGTCTACAACGACCTACAACGGCAGAAGCATCTGCCGTTTTGGTAACGGATTTAATATCACTATTACTCACAGGTCACCTCCTTTAGGAGAGGTTGTTGTTTTGTATATACAAAACAGTAGCAGTTGCTGCTCCAGTAGAGCCGTCTCCAGTGTTTGCATCAAAGTCAGCAAACACCTCCAAGTCAGTAGTGCCCACGTCGGTTGCTTCAGTATCCAAAGTCCCTCTCGTTGTGCCAAGAGCTTTGACGTTAGTGGCTGGGAGGAAAGCATCAGCGTCTGCACTTGTGCCAATAGCGACTGTAGCAGTGCCTGAATCATTATTAACTGTGGTCACGTTAAGGATCACATCAATAACTTGGGAATTAGCGGGAATAATTGCAACACGCTGATTGAGAGCATCTGCACCGATAATATCTACAACAACGGATTGAGCCATTACTACCGAACCAACATTAGACACGTCTGTGCCTATAGTTGTTCCAATAGTGTCTTTGATCGTTCCGGCTTTAATAGGACCAGAAAAAGTAGTATTAGCCATTATGTGTCTCCTGTCGTGGCCAGTGTCAGACACGGGATGCGTCTGTCAGGATAAGAGTTTATCTTATAGAAAAAGAAAAGGGCCTACAATAGGCCCTTTTCCATATCACCTTATGGTGTACCCGGTGAACCGAAAATGCCTCTAGGATCGCTAAAGCCAAAGCTATAACGCTCTCTAGCCTTGTAGCGGACATTACCAGTTTCAAAGTCGCCTTCAAAACCAGTCTTGATTGCTACACGCTGGAACATTTTCATGCCGTTAGGGGCATCAGTCATAATAAAGAAAGCATCTGGATCAGTCAGATAATGATTGACCACATAGCCTTGAGGAACCATGCCCATGTTGCGGACAGCGTTGATGTCGTTGTCTGCTGTGCCTACACGCAGAGTTGACTTCAAAATGCGGTCAGCAGTGAACTGAAGTTCCTTTGGAATGACTAACTTAGTACCTTGAACAGCTATTTTCAAACCACGCTCATCGGTGAAAGCAGCGATATCTATCAGCGCCTGTTCTAAGGAAGCCTCAGAAAGGTCGGCTGCTGTAGCCAGTTCGTTTGCTAAATCAGGACCGCCCAGTGTTGGATGGTCAGTAGCACACAAAGCCTTGCCGTCACCACCAAGAGAAGTAGTGAAAGCATTGTTTAAGATATCAGCAGCTTTAATCTGCTTGGTTTGTGCCATAGAACGAGCAAGTGCTTTAGTGTAACGAGACGCTAGACGATCATATAGATTATCTTCAACAGCTTCTTCGGTAAGACTAAAAGCCAAAGCAATAGTTTCGTGCGTATATCTCGCAGTATAAACCTCTTGGGCTTGGTCGTAAGCTACGCCAGAGCCTTCTGATTTAACTGGAGCTTCCGCAAAACCTGAAAGCATTACTTCTTCTTCAAAGGCTCTGTCGGAAGTTTCCGTCTCATATACCTCTGAATGCTCATTTTCATACTGGTTGTACTCCAGACCAAACAGAGCGTTTAGACCGGGTTCCAGTTCTTTTACTAATTGTGAACGAGAAATTGCCATGTCAGTTTACTCCTATTGGCCAGCAACCCCTGCACTTCCGTACAGGTGTTCGTTAATCTTGACCACAACAACAGCGTTGGCTCCTACAGCATTATCGGGCGCAGACCAAAGGCCAATAATTTTTAGGTTTAACGCGGCTGTGGTGGCGATTGTGCTGGTGTCTAGTTCCATTGCAGAAACACCAGTAGTGGTGCTTCCCGCTGCAACTACAACGTCAGCGTTCTTGCCATAATTTGATGCGGCAGAAGTCCCATCATTTTGAATGAGGAACAGTTGATTCGGATCGTCCAACACGTCAGCGTTAATAGTGCCTTGTGTGATATTAACCGAACCGGGGTAATAGTTTGAAAAAGTAGGTTTACCAGTGGTTGGATCTGTGTAGAAACAACCATTAAATACGCCTACCGCAGCCGTGTGGCTGCTAGGATCAAACTGAAGAATGTAGCCATCTTTCAGAGTCACTAAGTCCCCTTGAAAAATAGCTCCTGCTTGATTATCTGCGATCTCATAGCCGTACTGCTTTTGTGAACCAGAAGCAGCTAAATTGCCAAGAGGACGCAAACCGAAAGCTTTATCAGCATTTGCCATGATAATTGTCCTTTAATAACAGGTTAATCGGATGACCGAGGTCCTCCGAGACTTACACGTGACTGCCTTTCTGGTGCATTGATCTTCATTGAAGAGTGTGCATTTGCCTTCATCAGATCATTATCAGCAGCACGCATTTGATCATGGGTTCTTGAAGCGTAATACTCACGACGCTCCTCGGCTGTTTCTTCTGGAATCCTAGCTAATAACAGTCCACCGACAGAAATCACGCCAGCGTGCTTACCGTCTTCTTGAACTACGCTTTGGAACTCAGGATACTCGTCTGCACGGACCAACTCATACCCTTCGCGGAGTTTGGAGGTCACGTTTATTCGATCTTCTTGTCCAGTAGACTCTGCCCGAATCCAACGGTGTTTATATCCCGGTGGGGCTTCAGGAGCATCTAGCCGAGAAGGTGGGCGCCAAGATTTGCGACGCGCAGTTTCCTCACGTGTCTCAGTGGATCGTTTACTGCGAGAAAGTTTAGGTACAGGTTTATCGCTCATGGCTTACCTCTTCACGTGTTTAGCATATTCTTCAAGTGGAACCCCTAATTTTTTAGCGATTGCAACCTCGCTGGGTTTCAACTTTATAGTACGGCGTGCTGAACTGTTGACTCCCGACGAGCGGGTTGCAGGAGCCACCGTCTGCACGGGTCGGTTGGTCCTGTTATTCTGTGGCGCAGGTTCAGGAGAAGCCTCTCCAAACTCTTGCGGGAATAATCCACGCATTCTGCGATCTATCTCATCATAATACTCATCTGTGGTCGGGTCAAACCCTTCGTTCTTTACTAACTCAACATGAATACCCCTAACGGTATTCGTCATCACAATATTTTCTCCAAACCACGGGTTCTTACCTGCCCAATTTTCAGCTTT